AGTCATATCATCAATATCTTCCGCGGCAAGTATATCATTAGCCTCAGCAACAACAATACCAGTATCATATACAACTTGCCTTAAATCATAAAATACCTTAGGGTCACTCATAACTTATCCTCCTTCTTTTCAACAAACCTCTCATAAAGAGGTATATCATCAATAGTAAGTTTATTTTGTCTGTTTAATGAATTAAAAGCCTCAGCAATAATATCAAAAGCCTTTTCTCCAATAGCCACTTCAACCTTATACTCTGGATTATCCCAAAGCATTTTGTCATCTACAACACGTACATTGTTTTCCTTATACTCTTCTTCCGTAAGACTTAGATTACGTTTAAGATCAGTCAGAATCCTAAGGGTTACAATGTTACCTTCCTTAGGAAGAGTCTTCAGAATCAATAATCGTTCAAGTATTGTTAGTTCCATAATATAATTTCCTCCAGTTTTATTAAGTTATTAAAAAGTTATTAAAAAAGTTATTAAAAATCAGCTACTCCAATAAGATAAAAATCTGTACTATCATATCTACATTTTATCTTATATGTTGCTGCAGCTGGTAAATTAGTAGTATCAGCAACAATAGCACCAGGAGAAGCTCCAAAGTCTAAGAAATAATCCCAAGTTCCTGCTGATGGAGTTGTTACATTTATCATAGAACATGCTCCTGTATGAGTACCACCTAGATTAGCAGATATTGCTAAGCCTGATACAATACCAGATGTTCCAATAACAGCTGTTGATGGCATATCAATTCTAGCCCAAAGAGCAGATGCAATAGACATTTGTGTTCGTCTACCACCAATTAAAGTTTTTGCCGCTGCAATTTCAAGATATCCACAAAGACCAGCAAGATTTCCACCTATTGTTAGATCATTAGCTAACTTCACCTGACCTACAAAAGCACTCATAGTCTGGTCAGTAGCATCTGTATCAGATGTAGCATATAAAAATCTAGCAATACCAACTCTCTTTTCACCAGCCGCTAATTTAGCTCCACCATCATCACCATAGAAACGTACTGCTGCAGTATTTGTAGCATCAATCTTCATACCACTACCTGCTGTAGCAGATGCAAATACTCCAACACTAATAGCACACGCAGCAGTACCAACTGGAATAAGTAATCCAATAGGCCATTTAGCAGTGCTTCCAATCTTGGTAATAAATGCAGCACATGTTCCAGTTGGTGTAGCAGTTGATTTGTATATAGAAGCAACACCAGCAAGATAACCACCAGCTGTAATTGTTGAAGCTGTTGTTAACTCAACAATACCAGTCATACCAGATACAAACGATGTAGCTCCAAAATTATTAGTTCCAGCCAGCTCTACATAACCTTCAAGACCTGAAGATATTCCATTTGTTAGGTCTACCAAATCAGCCAGTTTAAGTTGTCCAATTGCACCACGAACTGATAAATCACCAGGATGGTCAATTGTTAGTAAGACTCTAGAAAGTAAACCTCTAATACTACCAGTCATAGCTGCGCCAGCATCATCACTATATACCTTCATAGCTCCTGTTACAGAGGAAGAAAGTGCAATACCACTTCCAGCTGTAGCTGAAGAAAATGTACCAATTCCTACAACACCCTTTGTTATTGTTAAACTACCTCCAGATGATATTGTAGCACCAGCAGTCAACGTCAATAGTCCAGTTATTGTAACAACTGGTGTTATAGTAATACGTGGAGTACTAGTATCAAACACTATCATATCCGTAGTACCTCTACGGACACTTAGTGCATCAGCAACAGCATCTTTTAAAGTTATATATCTTGTTCCACTTGCTCCATTCTGAATATCATAGTCAACAATATCCAGTTCAGCAACCTGACGCTTCCTCGCAAATTGGTATAACCATCCATCTAAAGTCATTGTAGTACCTCCATATTCCCCTATGTTCAATAATTGAACAAAGGTCGCAATGCTTAGCTTATTAAACTACTTATGTCCTTCTCCATTGCTGTTAAATTACCATCACTGGATGTAGAACCTCGCCTACCTCCCCCACTCCCAGGGACAAATCCTGGATTACTCGGTGCAGTATGACTTGTACCAACGCTAGTCTGCCCTACTGTTAAATCTCCATTGACAACCCTATTGAGTTTCAACCTATTCCTAACTTCTTTCTCAGTTTCCTGTAAGATCTGTTGTAAGCCCCAATCAGAATGCTGAGCGGATATTTCATTAGCTACAAAGCCAACATACTTTTTATGTGGCTCTAAGTCTTTATTATCAGTATAAAAGCTATTTACAGCAGTTTTCAAATTCATCTGTTGTTCAACCAGCTGAGTTGCAATCTGAGGCATTAAACGAAGACTTCGTTCAACAGCTGTATTTACAACACTAGTTAGTACAGCATTAAAGTTATTTGAATCCTTCATAACTTCATCAAATACTTCATTACTTGGAATAAACTTAAGTATTTGTTTTGCCTGCTGTTCATCACTTCTCTTTTGTGCTTCAGCCTCTTCAGGTGTAGGAGGTTTAATTTCCTTAGGACCTACAACCTTTCCAGCAACTTCATTAAGCCTATCAATCAACATTTTGTTAGTTGCTTTTAATTGTTCAAGTTCCGATGGCTCAACAGGAGGTTCAGCAGGAACAACTGGTTTAACTTCACCTTCAACAGGTTTTACTTCCCCTTCAACTTTTTGTGTAGGTTCCCCAACTTGCTCTTGTCCACCTGTTTCTTCCTTCGTCCGTTCTTCCCCTTCCTTGACACTTTCATTACCTCCATCAGTTTTGGTTTCAACTACTGGTGCAACTTCACTTGTTTCAACGCTAGGTAAAAAGCCCTCAACAATGTCATTAATCTCAGTCTGTTGACCAGCATTTACCTCAACAATCTCATTACCATTTTCATCCTTCATTTGTAACCTCCGTCTTTTCCTCCAGTTTTTCATTAATCTCCCTGAGTATGTCTTCCGGCATTTCCAATACAAACTCAGCCATTTTCTTCCTACCTTGTTGCCTTGCTAATGCAGTCATTTCTTCCTTTGGGTCTAAATCGGAAATATCACTTGTTAAACCAACTATAGTTTCCTTAAGTGTATCAACTATTTCCTTCCAAATAGGACTACTTATAAAGGCATCATAATCACTTTTATACACTTACATACCTCCTCCAGGATATTGATCTATAGGAACCATGTTCCCTTGCTGTACACCCTTCTCAATGTTCTGTGTTGAAGTAACACTTGCCTGAACAGGATTTGCAGGACCACTATTTAAAACAAACTCATTTATATCCTTAGCTCCCATAATCCTAGCAAGATGCTTAAATATGCGAACCATGTCAAAGTTTGCATATAGTTGAGGTTGCTGAGCCATTATTCTAAATACCTCAATCCAACCCTCAGTATCACCTCCAACTGCAGTACTTCCATCCTTTACAACTACATCATAATCAACTATTATATCAAAAGGAGTTACGTTTAACCTACTTTGTTCACCATATTCCTTCTTCAATACATCTGCCCATGTTCCACTAGCTTGCACATACAACTCTTTTGACATAAGTTGTTGTGTATGAACAGCAAACATATAACCTATATCTTGCATAGCCTGAAGACTAGCAATCTTTGCAGCTTTGGTAAGTCTGGATAACGCATTCTGCGTTGTCGCTTTTGTTTCCGTAGCAGTTACACGCTCTCCAGACTTTCTAATCATACCACTAACACTATCAGTAGCAGCACTTGTTCTTTGCATATAGTCAATAATTGAAGCAGCATCACTTATATGTGTTCTTGTTATATCATTAACCTGGAGTTGCTTAACCGCATTATCGACTCCCCTACCCCACGCAGAGCGTCTCATACGGATAAGCTTTCCAGGCTTCGGGTCTTCGAGGTCAGCCATGTTTACAAGACTTGGGTCGACAATAAGCATATCATTAATAGCCTTCCTAACATTGCTAATATGAGAATTAAAGAGCCAGTCAAGTGCCTCTTGCATACCATACATAAGTTCAAGCCTACTTACTGGTGTACTCGAATAGCCATCGAAATCAGGAGCGCACACAGCAACAGGATACATATTATGGTTAAGGGATAAAGGCTTTGCACATATAAGTACTTTATCTGCAGCCAAGCCAAAAAGCCACTTTTCAGGATATTCACTTGTCCCAAGTTTCTGATCTTTTAGTATAAGTGTCCAATACATCCAGACAACATCAATAGGACTTGTTGACATATCTGAGCCAAATTGTGAACCAGTTCCAAACTTATCACTCCTTCCACTATCACTCTTACTCTTGTTAAACTGACTTCGTCCAGCTGTTCCAATACCCTTAAGGTACTTCACATTAAAGACGTCAGAATCATTTTTCTCCAACTCAAGAAGTTTCATATAATTGGTCTGTTCAATCCAACCTACAAACTCACCCTGCTGAACATCATGGATTGGGACGTTAGGGTCTGGAAGATACCTATATGGGTCTATATTCTTAAGTCTATTTCCTTCAAATAATATAGTTTCCTCTCTCCCCCTTTTCTTCCCAGTACTCATAAACTTCCCAAACAATGCAGACATAAAACCACTATCTTGTACAACTGCTTTCCATCCCCACTTTCTATCCCAAGTTGGTGTTACAACTCCCATACCATATGACAAGGAATCACGAAACATAGTATGTAAATTCAAAGCAGTTTTAAATTGTATAGTCTGCTGTTCAATAACCTTTTCAAGTAAAATAGCTCCAATAATATCTTCAGGTCCTGAACCTTCATACCTAAAAATAGGATTTTCAAGAAAGGCAGTTACAAAATATGTTAAGATTGTTTCAAGTGTAGCATATGAATAAGGCACTACAATTGAAACAGGCTTACGAGAATCCTTATCCTTTATATTCTTTTCACTTTCATCAAGCTTAACATATGCAGTTAGTGTTTGGTCAACCTTCTTCCAAGAGTCATAGCGTTTACTCATCTCCCTACTACTTTCCAACGCCCTTGTATAAACCTCTTTAAGCAAACGATTATGTTCCTGACTAGCAGGCTTCATATCAAGACCATTTGGATACTTATATCCAAGATCATCACTATATGCGTATAACCTTCCTTGAGCATTAGGGTCTAGAATTGTCGGCATCTTTTTCACCTTCCTCTATTTTAGGTTCTTCCTTATGAAGTTGAGACATCTGTAACTTTTGTATAAGTCCTGCAACCTCCTTAAAAGGTTGATTGCTTAAATAGTTTAAAACTCCTAACATAACCTCCTCATTTACTATAAAATTCTTCATAAATCCTCCAGTATTAAAATTGTTAATATAAGTTTGTTTTATAAACTCCTTAAAAAAGAATATATGAAATATTAACGGGATAAGAAAACCCCTTATTATTAGTTGCAGTAAAACCGCCTGTAGTCCCACTTGTGAAACTTTTTCCAAACTGAATAGTACCTGTTGATGGATTTATAAGCATAAAGCCAGGATCAGTTTGATATGTACTATTATCATAAACTGGAACTACACTATATGGATAGCTAGTAGGTGGTATTATAATTGAAGGTAATCCATCTAGTATGAGTGTTGTAGAAGTAGATGTCCCAACGTACGGAGGAATATATAAAACTACATTACTGTTATATAAAATATAGGTACATGTATAGGTATGTGGTGTTCCCAAGTACACACCAGTAGCAGATGTTAAGGAAAATGTCCCACTTGCCCTATATTCCCAAATCCAACTTGCTGTACCTGTTCCACCAGCTGGATTAATACAAGTTAATATTAAAATACTATTATATGAAGATGAAGGAACTCCAACCATCGCCTGAATAGTATTTGCACCAGAAGTCTTAACCGTGACTATTCCTGTACTTTGGTTATTGATAATCACCGACCAACCAGCTTGTAGAGTTGAAGCAACTGGTAAAGTTACTGTTTGTGTAGTTGAGCCTGTAAACAACTGAATATATTTAGAATTAATATCAAGTGTAGTCGTTCCTGCTGCTGTAGCAGTAGAAGTAAAACCAGTACCTGGCATATTTAAGCTTACTCCATCCCAATATAGATATTGAGTTGAGTCACCAACATAAAACTTAGCTCTATCTGAATCACTGTCATCAAGACCAAGAATAAAACCAGCATCAGTATTTGTAAAATCAGTCTTTCCAGCTGCAATATATGTATCTCCATGCGTACCATATATTTGAAGAGTAAGTGTTCCAGATGCAACACCTGTTTTACCAAGAGTAACTGTATTAAAATAACCTGAATCAGCAGTTACATCTCCTTTGAAGTATCCAGACCCAGTTGACAAAAACCTAATAGCTGCTGTATTCTTATCCTGACTTGCTCCTGCAATATATATCCCTTGATAATCAATCATAACTCCAGCCGAATTAACAGTTCCATCAAGTGCTGTATCTGAAGTCTTTATAACCCCAGTTGATGTATATAGTTTAATAGTAGGTTCAACAACTGCACCTTTGCAATACGTAAGCATTGCACCGTCCCAACTCATATAATAAGTAGAATCACCTAGGTATAGTTTTGCCTTATCACTATCAGAGTCATCAAGTCCAAGTATAAATCCAGGGTCTGTAACAGTAAAGTCAGTTTTACCTGCGGCTATATAAGTATCACCATGAGTTCCATAAAGTTGCAATGTTAAAGTACCAGACGCAACTCCAGTCTTTCCAAGTGTAACACTTGTAAAATAACCTGACGTTGCTGTAATATCTCCAGTTATTGTAGCACTTGTTGCTACCAATGCTCCAGCCTCTGTCAACCTGAAGGGTGCACTTCCAGGTGTAGCATGACCTGCCCAAAACCTTATATCATCACCAGCTGTGACAAGTGATGATAATCCAACAACACCTGCAACATCCTTAATATCATCAGTTCCAACTACCCAACCACCTATATTTCCAGTAGTTGCTGTTATACTCCCAGATATTGTAGCGCCAGTAGCATATAAAACACCTGCCTTTGTAACCCTAAAAGGAGCACTCGCCCTATCAGCAAACTTCTTCCCCGCATAAAAGGGATAGTCACTTGATGACATACCAGATGAATCAGCATCAGTTGCACCATTAAGGTAAAGTGCAGTACTACTAATAGCCCAACTACCAATCGCCTCAGCATTCTCCCACTGACCAGTTGTTGGATTATAGATGATAATACTATTCCCAGTCAAACCAGCTGTCTCAACATCATCAAGAAGTTCAAACAGATTGTTTCTACCTGGTGTAGCATCACCTTGCTCAAAGTTCCAGTTGGCCATTATACAGATCTCCAATTACCAAGTTCAACCATCCTATCACCATAGTCATCTTCCTTAAGGTCTTTATACTCATCCTCAACATCTTTACCATCTTCAGCTGGAATAAAGTACCTTTCGCCAAGCTCAAGCATTTCAACTACATATGCAAGAGCATCCATTATGTCATCTTTCTTCGATCTAGGAAATGACAACAATTGCTTTTCAAGTGCTGCACAAACTCCCTTATTATGAAACACAAAACCTAGGCGGTAGAAAGGGACAAGAGCTGCTATTCTTTCTTCTTTAGAGGCTCGTGCTTTAAGTTCTACTATATCATAGTAGCGCCTTTGACGAATCATCTCAGTTCTAAGTGGATATGTTATAAACTCATTTAATGAGGTTACTTCAATTCCTATGACTCTTGCCCCTATTCTATCCGCCATATCAAAGCACTCTGTATACTGTTGTTCAGGATGAAGGTTTCCCTTGACAATATCCCTAACATATATACGAGGTGTTTTAACATCTATACCAACTCCTATAATTGCAGTATCATCTGCCGTTGTTGTAGTTGTTTTTGCAGGGTCAAGTATGATCATATTCTCAAGGCCCTTTCTACTTTTAACAAACTCATCATCAGTTTCACTATATTCCTTGAACATAGTCTGTTGGAATTTTGCAGATTCCTTTGCAATAGGAACTCCCATATACTCGCGATAAAAGGAGTCTAGTAAACCCATTCTTCTATATTGCTCAACAAGCTTCTTCAAGTCCTCGTCTGACATAAAGTCAGGCCAATTGCTCTTGAAGTTGTCGTCACAAATGCTTAGATGAGCATGATACCAAGCAGGGTCTTCTAACAAATTCGCCAACAGACTATCTTCATGTAATAAAGTGCCAATAACAATTATCTTCCAATCTTTACGCGATCTATTAATCGAGTTAAGAACATCTTCAAAAAACCAGGCTTTGGTTTTTGCCCGCTGCTCATCACTACGTACCGATTCTGCATCTTCAAGATCATCAACAATAATAAGATCAGGCCTACTATCACCATATAAAATACCTCGAACCTGTTGTCCAGCACCTCGTGGCATTACTGCTGTACCAGTACTTGTCACCCACATTTCCTTACTAAATGTATCAGACTTCATAGGGCCAAAGAGGCCAGTTATAAACCTGTTGGTCATAAGTTCCCGCTTCAGGTTCTCACCTTGCATAGTTGCCTGTGTTGCAGTACAACTAATTGGAACAATGAACTTCTTTTCCTGAAACAGAATCTTTTTAGCTGGAAATGCAAGGTTTACAGTACTTGTCTTTCCAAACCCACGAGGGGCGATTATTAAAGCGAGTTGTATACTATCATCATCAAGAATACTAAATATAGTATCATGAAGACTGGAAAAGGGAAGATAAAAGCGATCTGGGAAAATTATCTTCGCAGTCACCTTCGTTGATAAAAAACACTGGCTAAGCAGTAGTTTTGTATCATCCCTATTTAAACCAAGTATACTTTCTTCCATATTTTCCTTTGTTCAATATTTGAACACAGTGCTATTTTTTAGTAATAACTCCAGTCTTTTCAACAGTTCTTAATACACCAAGGCCAAGCATACCAAGTAATATTGTAGTCAACTCCCCTGTTTCAAGTGCTGGCATTGCAGGAGCACTCTTTGAATACCAGATTGAAAGGTATGTAAAGAATGGCATGAATATGTAGTTATAACCAAGTGATACTCCACAAATCCAACCTATAAATGGACGCCATCCTGATACAAATAATGAAGCACTTTTAGCCTCTTCAGCATTAACAATGCCTTGCTGAATAGCAACTTTAAGATTTGCGTCAAGGTCTGCAAGTTCACCTTTCTGTTGCATCTCCATCAAAGCAATTTTTGCCTTAGTAGCCTCATTCTTATCTGGAAATATCTTGTCAATGACTTTACTTCCGAAGTCAAAGATTGCGCCTATACCTAATGCGTCTAATCCCATTTTAAACTCCTAATTGCAAATGTGCGTATTCCTTTACTCGTCCCTTGCTGTCAACTACCTGAACGAGACCTAAACTTTTACCTATTTCTACCGCCGTTTCCCACGCTTCTTTATTCAACATAGACCAATCGCATTTTCCGTTGTTCATAATACAGAAGTCAAAAGCGTCCCCCGTTAAATGCTTGCTGTTTAAAGTCCACGTTACTATTTTCCCCGGCTTACTTCGTCCTTGGGCGAAAAGTGCTTTCTGGTCATTTTCCGTTCTGCGGGTACAAGTTAAAATGTAATCAATGTCATTCGACTTCATGGCCTTGTCCCATTCAGACCACCTGAAGTACATATCATCGCTTAAATCTTTTGGATCTCTGCTTGCCATTTTACGTTCCCCATTTCACTCCCAAAAAAGCCAAAACTCCGCCTATTATTCCTCCGGCAAAGGCAAAACATTTGTCTATAAGGGGTCTTTTCTCTACGGCTTTGAGTCTCACATTAATATCTTGAATCGTATCAAACAAAAGCCATTCCCGTTGTTCTGGTGGTAATTCTGCCCATGTATCTTTGGTAATTACAAAACCGTTTCCGTTAGCCATCTTGACAATCCCCTTTAAATTTATTATTGCCTCTCATGGGTGGGCAACCAGTTACCCTACTGGTGGATGTGTCAGCATCCGGCCCACTCTCCCTTTACCAACACACCATAATTTCAATAGCAACGAACCCGATTATTCCGCCTACGTTCGTTACTGCCCAATCCAACCAATCGAAATAAGTTTTCTTAATAAATTTATCGTAAAGTTCTTTGAGGAATCCAGCCAGAAAAGCTAAAAGCATTCCGGCCAGTGAAGCTTGAACATTGAAATTCAAGTACCTCTGAATAAACAGGATAAGGAAATACCCGACAATACAAATTACAAATCCCGCTATGAAATGTTTAATCTTATCGTTCATTAATTTCTCTCCTTACAGCGCCCTATAAATATTCACCCGTGTAATCGCGTTAGCATTAAACCCCGATTCCACGGACTTCATGTTTCGTGTACTGCCGTTTTTAGTGCTTAGAAGATGTAGGCCGGTTGCTACAATATCTGTAAACGCTTTTACTTTATTATTAGCGTCACAAGTTTCCGTTCCAGCTGATGTGAAAAATTCCCCAACTTCAAGACCTGTTCCGAAATGATTTACTTCTGTGGCGGTTATTTCGTACAGTGTATTTAAAGTAAGCGTTCCTGTGTTTATTTCAGCACCAAGAGTTTTTCCACCACCGACCGCACCGGCGTAGGCTTGTGCTGACTTTCCTGTGGAGTCGTAGAAAACGAACAGATACTTCGTGGTATCTGTATCGTTCCCTGCATAAGAGGAAAAATCTAGACCGTCTGCAAAGAACATCGCCCCACCGTCTACTGTGGCTATGTGAAGAGTGCCGGAAACAGGTGCTTGTGTTGCAATCAGCTTCCCATACGCACTACTGCTTAATATCCGGTAAGTGTAACCTGAAGCGTCATTGTAGAAGGTGGTTGAAGTAGGCAGTAAGCCAAAATTATAGGTAGCACCACCGGGGGAATTGGTTATGGTGACTCCGGTTGCGGAAGGGGCGGTAAGCTGTTTTAAAGATACGTTGTCAATAGTCCCCGAAAATCCCGTGCCTTTAAACCCCGCCTCATCACCAATCACGGTCGCATATCCGATAGAACTGCCAGAATCTACGTCTGTCCCAAATATAGGCGTTGCATTTATATACCCCTTCACAGTCCCTGCCGTCCGACTGACTACTGGAATTTCAACTTTGCATAACCACTTATCTGTCAATGTTGGCTGACGATAGGTATAAGATGAAGCAGTAACTCCGGTTATTACGCCTCCACCGATTGTCCATCCCACGCCTTGAACCCATCCCGGACTTTCTGAAAAATCACCATAACTAAATTTTTCGCTACCTAGATTGTCTGTTCCAAGCGTTCCACTTCCCGCTGCTTTCGCAAATCCAATTAACTTCTGCTTACTCGTAGCCGAGGTAATCTCAATAACGTCATTATTCGCTACTGCTGCGAGTAAGGCTGCGCTGAAATCTGCCCCGCCTGTCTTAGAGGTGTCAACGTCAATAAAGGCTGTACCGTTAACAGCAGAGATTAATATCCCGCCTTGTGCAACCGTGCCGGAAGTTATGACTGGTCGTACTGTCTGACTCATTAAGCACCTCCAATATCAAGAGCAATTACATTCTTGTGGATTTTCCTATTCTTATCCCACTTACCTTTTCCACAAGAAAGAACCAAAGGCATAGAGGTATTACTAAATGGTACAAACACACTTCTCTTTGCTATTTTCTTTGCGATTCTATTTCTCATCAAGCACCTCCATCTATGAAGGTTACATTACTGAAGTATATTGTAATGGTATTAGCTGCTGTACATTCCCACTCAAACATTGCACCTACTGAACCATCTGACGTAACCTTGTAACCTGCCGTTAAAGCCGTACCTGAAAGAACAAAATGGTCTGCACCGTTACAGTCAACACTGAATACCGCTGCTGTAGTAGCATAGAAACGCCCGTGCATACCTACTGCCACGGCTGGCAGGGTTACTGTATATGCGCCCGAAACAAGGTGGGTAGTGCCGTATAGGGTTGCTGCTGTAGCTGCTTCTGTGGCTGCGTGGGTTACGGGGGTTGCCCTTGCAAAGCCAAAACCTTCTCCGGGCTTAACCGCACCCGTTCCCGCAGGGGTTATTACAACATCAAGATTATCTCCACCTGTTCCTGCTGTTTCCGCTGTGATATTTACACTTGCACCTTGAACACCTGTAATAGATAGGCGTTCGTAGTTGGTAAAGGTTCCCGCTGCGTCTGCTGTATTGTATACTCTGATAGTTTGCTGTGAAGTAGTATTTCGCATAGCAAGGATATTAGCAGCGTCACGGTATAATTTAACGTCATAAGAGGCTCCAAGGGTTAGTAATGAAGATGCCGCCGTATCAGTTAAAATAGAAATTGCGGAATAAGCATTTATACCGTTGATAGATAGTTTGCCAAATTCATTCCCGGCAGCATTTCTTATTGACAATGTGCCATCAGAACCAATTTGTAACCCAACACTATATGTTCCATTACTTATATTAAGATTATTGGTTCCGTAGGTTGCATCCCGTAGTTGTTTCATTATCCAAGGAGAGTGACCTATTGATATTCCGCCATTAAATGTTGCTGGACTCTTAACATTTAAATTCCCCTCAACCGTCAAATCGCCAGTTGCATCCGGTAATTTCTCAATTGCGATAGATGTAATTGAAACGGTGCAAGTACTTGATGGTGTAATTATTAAAGCGCCTGTATTTGCGGCAGTAATATAATCCGATATTGCTATTGTACCTGAAGCCGCTATTGTAGTGCCTGAAACACCGCCCAAGCTATAAGAAGCAGTCGCTCCACCGCCTGTTCCGGCTATAGTTACCTTGTAGGTTCGTCCTACCTCAATAGCTTCGGTAGTAGTCAGCGTAACCGTTGTAGCGTTTCCCGTAACGTGAACCAGTGGGCCCGTTCCGGTCATTGTCCATGTAGCATCGTCCTCGTTAATATTAGCTTCGTCAAAAGTAAATATCGGGGTACGCGTGGCATAGATGGTCTCGTTCTTCCCTGCTGCGGCAGAACCGACTTCTACATTATTATCTATTACAACCCCATGAGAACCTGTGTTTTCCTGTATGTGGTCGGCTTTTAACGTAGTAACACCTAAAGAAGTCAATCCTGAAGGGGTCGCACTAAAAGCAGGGTCAGCACCCGTAGAACCACACAAAATTTCACCAGTAGCACCTACCGA